ACGCGAGCCGGTAGTGAATCGAAGATTTTGGTTGCTTCGAGCAGAGAGTTCCGAGCGGTTTGGTAATCGAGAGTGGTACTGAAGTCGCCGTAGACGGGTCGTGCGAGATTGGTGTGAGTGAGCTGCCCAGTGGCTCGAAACTTTCCCATGATTTTATTGATGTCAGAATCGTCTGTTTCGGACTGGCGGACTCGGCCTTCGTTCTCGAATTCTATAGAGGTGCGGCCTCTGTTTTGTTTTCGTCTAGAGAGTTCTTCTTCGGGCATATTTATCTCCTGTTCTTTTTGAATTTCATTTGCTGGAATGTTTTCTTTTGCCAGATTCTTTGTTCTCGCAAGCGTCTGTTTGTTTCAGGCGTGTTGTGGAAATAGGGGTTGACGGTAGATTCCAGATTTTTGTTGACTTTTTTGATCTGCTTAAGGGTTGCCTTGGGATCGTCGATAGCTTTTTTGAGAGCGGAAGTAACGTTACTAGCTCCTCCGTATATGTGACCCTTGACTGTTGCTTCGGGAATCTCGCCTAAGCGTATTCTTTCGGCTTCGGCGCGCGATTTTTCGGCGGCTCCGAGAGATTGTTCAGCGGAGGCGGCGGATTGTTCTCGTTGCATCTCAAGTAGCTGCTCTTGCGCTTTTGATTCTCTGATATCTTGAACTTTCTTGCCGAAAGCGCCCATAGTTTGACCGAAGTCTGGCACCGAGGCGGAGGCTCCGGGTGGTGTAGATGAGCCGCCCATGCCGCCGGCGAATATTGGATTCAGTCCGGCGATCCGCATGTCGTCCATTTGTCGCTGATAAGCGGTGTTGGACATCCTTTCTTGAAATTTCATCTGGCGATTGGCGATTTTCCAATTCATCCCCGCCGTGATGGCCGATCCGATGATGCCCATCTAGAAGTGGTCGATCAGGCCGGGTACGGAGTACGTCGGCATCGGCCTGGTGGACTTGTATTTGAAGTAGGCGTCGAAGATAAAGTCAGGTTCGAGAAGTTGAACTCTGATTCGGTCCATAGGCGGATTTTCTTGTATGAAGGTGGTGTCAAGGACCGGCAGTGTCGCGAAGTCTTGCGCCAGGTGCCAAGCGTCAAGCGTCTGAGCGTAGTTCGAACGCATTCGTCCCGTAACCGTGCTGGGCTTGTAGCGATATTCTGCATATCGTTCCTGGTATCCGAACGTGAGTTCGTCCGTCGCAGAGCCGTCGGCGTATATTTCTTTGTTGAGCACCGCTTGCTCGCCGATATGGCTGAGCGCGGGCCAATAGTAGTCGTAACGGGTCTGGCGACTGTGCATACGCTCGAGGCCTTGCTGGTAGTTGAGATCAGCTCTAGCCGCGACCATACCGATGATGACGGAATGTTCAGTGAATGATTTAGTGAAGCCCACGTGGGAGCCGCTCGCGATACCGTACGATGCGAGGTCGCCGAGGTCGACGTTGTTCGTCTGGTTAGTTGCAGCCACGGGCGTCAACAGGAGTGGGGTGGTTCCCCCCCCTAAATATTCCGGGCGTTGCAAGCGTCCGTCGGGACTGGTGACGCCGAAATGTGCTTTTAGAATTTCGGTATACCGGGTTCCGCCCCTGGCATCGCGTTCGAGTAGTCGTTGAATTTGGAATGCCTGTCGAAGGGCATTGATGGTCGAAGCGGTAGCGTCGGCCAGGTCGGCGACTAGGTGCGGGTCGTCCCAATGGACGAAACCCTGCCCGGAGGGAATGCCTCCGTCTATGGTGATAACCTGGGAAGCTGCTGTAACGGTAAGTCTTCGATCGTCGATACTATCGGCGCTCCATGTGGGAACGTTGTCGATTGGATCAGCGATAACGGGCGCGGAAACACCGAGAGGGAGCGTGACGGCGTCTCCTTTCTGCGGCCAGGGCAGGCAGCTGGTGAAGTAGTCATGCCTTTTGCCTCTTTTGAGGAGGACCTGGTAGTTGGATTCTGTGTCGGGTCCGTCGTCTTTGTCGACGACCACGCTGTCCTGTAGGTTTTCGTCTCGGAACCACTCGTTCCAGATCAGGTTATATGCCCTGTGGAATAGTGAGTTCACGGTGAGGCTTGCAACCATGGTAGGCATCGCGAAGTGATCGCTCAGTCCCCCTTCGGGGAATCCGACGGTGTGGTGAGACGTGAGTTGGGGAACCAGGAAGTCGGTGCTGTCTCCCGGATTGTCTTGAGCTCCGTTGAATTTTTCCCAGTTGTCCCAGATGAGTCGGTTGGGGACCGAGAAGAAGAATACGTCTAGATAGACGTTGTCCATGATTGGGAAGAGGAGCGTTGTGATTCTAGCGAATGTGGTCATATGCATTGACATGGTGTCGCCGGGTAAGGCTTCGTCGATGAAGATGGGGACCAGGTCACCGGCGCTGAACGTAGTTTTTGTCCCGCAGCTCCTATCGAAGGTGCTGCGCTGGATTTCCGCCTTCGGGATCTGTGCGAAGGAATGCTGACCCTTCGTGGTTCCGTAGCCTGTTCCTGTTTTCGCCATGTTAGATTCCTTCTGTGTTAGTGATTGTTTTGATGCTGATTGCATTGACGATGGATCTGGGCGCGATCTCTGGAATGAGCGCGCCTTCTTTTTCGTCCCATATTCCGATTGAGAATAGGGTGTAGTCTTCCGCGAATTTGTGGAAGTGGTGTTGCTCGTCTGTAGCGGCGCTCGAGAATATTCTCGTCGCGGTCGCGTCCGTGTCTGTGAAGAACGGTGTTAGGTAGGCTTCTGCCTTTGAGTCGTAGACGGTGTATATATTCATTTTTGGTTACCTTTTTTTCCCTTATTGCTTCCGGGTTGTTTTCCTGAAGCTTCCTGTTTAGAGGTTTAGGTTTTGTATGTTTTCTCTTATTGCTTTTAGTAGTTCTATTATTATGTTTAGTATTTTTGTCATTTTTTAGTCTAGTTTTCGTTCTAGTTTTTTTATTTTTAGTAGTGTTATTTTTTCTTTTATGTGTAGTTTTTTTGGAGTGTAATTCTCCTTATTTTTTATTGCTTTGCTTTTTCTGTTTTGTTTCATGTTTTCGTATCCGTGAGGATCGTTTATTTCGTAGTGTTTGTCATAGTAGATCGGTGGTTTTATCTCTTTTCCGTTCATGAGTACGGCATCCGATTTTCTGACTTCTTTGTAGTATTTGTCGATCCATCCTTGGCCGATTCCGGGTCTTCGAGACATCGTCGTATATTCGGGCTGGATCGTCCAGGTCTCGCCCGTTGTTTTGTTGATTCTTTGGTAGTGTTCTGCCGCTCTGGGTCCGTTGATTTTTTTCATTACGTATCGCGCGACGTAGGCTGCGCTTTCGAACGTGAGTTCTCCAATGGAGCAGAAGCCACGCCCCCACAATTTCTCTAAGAGTGGGGAGACGTAGAGTCCTTCGCCGTTTTTGTTCATTGTCCATATTTTTCGATCAGCTGAAAAATTGATTCCAAAGATCGCAGCATGGTAATGAGGTCTTCCTCGTTCATCGCCATACTCACCGCAATGGAAATAGCGGAAAGTAGGGCGATGATTCCGATCGTTCTTGGCATCATCATCTAGATTTCTCCTGACCGCTTTGGCGAAGCTTTGCCAGTGGCTTTTGTGTAACCCACCGTCGGTGGGTAAGTGCTCCTGGTCGTAGGTCAAGGTGATGAATGCGTTCTCCTCGTGAAGCGCGGCTTCGTGTACGCATCGGATGGCCCACTGGCGGCTGCGTTCGAGGCGGCACCCGACGCATTGGCCACAGGGCACCTGGATGCGGGATTCTGTATCGCCAACGGCGAATACTACTTTTCCTCCCGCACCACGGTATCCCCGAATGGGGTGATAACACGGCATTTTTAGAGGCGATAGCCTCCCCTCATGGGTCGTGTTTGTACGTTTTTCCCGTGTGTTTTTTGCGCGGTTCGGCTGAAGAGTCGTTTGCTCTTTCTCCGGTTCATCTTACGTCGTTTCATTTTTTTAGCTCCTTGTGGGGCGTTATAGGACGCCTAGAGTCTCCCCTAGGCGCCCTGACCAGTTCACCTACTTGATGTAACTGGTCTGACTGACCGGAACCCTGGTTTCCGGTCAGTCTTCCCCCGGGGTAACCTCCGGGGGTTTTTCTTCTTCTTCATCGCGCTCGAGAATAGGGTTTTTGAGTCCGAGTTCGCGGAGCTCGTCGTCGTTGTCTGGATTGGCGACGAAGTCGATCAATTCTGCTGGGTCGTTGTTGACCCGCTGTCGTACGCGAGCCGGTAGTGAATCGAAGATTTTGGTTGCTTCGAGCAGAGAGTTCCGAGCGGTTTGGTAATCGAGAGTGGTACTGAAGTCGCCGT